CGATAGTGGTAAGTGACTCCTCGATGTACCAGCCACCAGGACCTTGGAAGCCATGGTTCCAGGTTTGTACCCAAGGTAAGTCGTCTCCCTGTGCAGCAGGCAAGAACCGAATGACTGCATAGCCATTACCAGCTTTGTCTACAGCAGGTTTCCAGAATCGATCTTCTTGCTGTGCTTGCGGATTGCCCGAAGACAGCTTATTAGTTTCGTCGATCAGAGTCTTGAGGGAGGATGAGCGTGAGCGCTTAAGCTCAGAGAATGAAGTAGCCATATCTTTTTCCTTGTATAGCGGTGTATGTCGTTTTATCCACAGATTGCATTATATAAACAGTTTATGCATAATAGCTTTATACTTGCCTTTATCGACTTGTACGAAGCTACTATATTTATCTATCCGACGACAAGTACTGCTCCAAATGATGTCGTCATCTAGATCCTTTGACCATCTCTTACTGTAGTGTAAGATCTGATCGATTATTACCATGGTCTCCAAATGAATCCTCTTGCCTAGGTACATCTTTAACAAAGGAGGATGGTTACCATTAGTAATAAAGAGATTATCAAAGCTCTTCGCTTCAATGTCAACAGCATCTTTCAACAATCTACAATCTTGCTCAAAGATATATGATAGTGATTGTATCTTTGCTAACCACTGTTTGTACACAGACATGCTGTTCTCGGTGACTAGTGAGCCTGACCAGTTTGAGTCGTCTGAGATGAAGTTGGCAACAAAGAAACCAACCAGCTCACTTGTGCTGAGCTTACGTTGTAGTTTGGCGAAGAAATATCTGTCGTTACGCTTAAGAAAACTATCTTGTCCAACCCGAGTCTTTCCATTATATTTGAAGTAGTCATAGCTGTCCTGCTTAAAGTGATTACGAACTGCTACGTATGTCTGGTACGCAGCAAAGCCTTCATAGATGTCCATCAGTTCCTTATGACGTAGGTTACCCAGTTCTCAGCAGCATCCTCAGCATAGTACTCATTATGCTCAGAGACATCTACCTTGTGAATAAGTTCGAGCTTCTCCTGGTCGTTACGTTGAAACATATTAACAAACAACCCACCCTCATTACGAAACACCTGAGCTTCTCGTTTGCCATCATCACTAAACATTGTTGTGAGTACATTGGTAGGTATCATATTGGTAACTGTGCCGCCTTAGGTAAAAAGTTTAACTCACCATATTCGATCTCAAGCTGCTGCTTGATCTTGACGTTGACCAGCTTCGCTGCACTCTCGATTTCCATTTCGTGCCTTTCACAATACAAAAGTATAGCATCCATGTAACTACACTTTTTGTCAAGAACAATTTGTTCGATTAACAACGAGAACTTTTGGCTGGTCATTATCTCAGTCATACAATAAATCTCTAGGTATTAGCTACGATTCTCGTTAAACGCGGGAAGTTGGTTGTATCGATCTTCATATGCCAAAATGAGTTCACGCTCTGCTACTTTTCTTCTTTCATGAACATTACGAACATCATAATAAGTATTAGACGAATAATATTTTACATTAGGAATCCATTCGTTGTTTTCAAAAAGAGAAAAAAGATTTAAATTACTATTGAAACAGGAAAACACGTCTTCAGCATTAGCTGTATACGCTCTTATATCAAAGCTCTGATTTAATAAGGACTTTATATTGTCTCTTACAAACCGGTTTGTGTGGATGTCATTAATATATCGAGAAAGTCTTGCACCGCCATCACACGTATACTCCTTCCACTTCCTGTTACATTTAAAATCAGGATTACTAAGAAACTTCAAAAAAGTCTTAGACCGGACTAGAAGATTCCAATACGTCTCCCCTATCTTCACAACATCAACAAGTTTGTTGTTTTTCCACGCCGTGATGATATAAATTTGATTTTGCCTTTCAGCTTCATTCCAGTCTATATTGTTAATGTCTAATCCATGAGTCAATTCAGGATTCAATACATACTCGCACACATAATTAAAGGATATACCAAAAAAATCCAAACTGTAATCGAATGGTATAGCTCTAGCCAATGAATCATTAATACTTAACTTCATTCTTCATCCTCACCAGTAGTTTCATCATCCAACATGGATTCTTTAAGCTGTCTCATCTGAGCACTGGTCAGCTTGAGACCTTGATCGATTACAGACTGGACATCCGTGACACCAGTAAAGCCCATCTTATCTAAGTTAAGACGAACATGACGGTGGAAAGGATAAGGCTTCTTCTTGAGACCACGAGAGAAGATTTCGTCCTGGTTGAACATCCAGTCCCACACCATCTCGTCGTTAGACTTGTACCCAAACTTGTCGCGCCACCTGTCAACCACTTTCCAGTTGATAGTAGAGATTAGCTTGATGCGTTCAATCTCTTCTGGTGATAGTTCCTCAAGCTGCCTCGACATGCTTACATCTCCCTCTGAACTTGAAACCACTACAGGTACAGTTTCCGTCTTTGATAATGTACACGGCACCCTTAGATCCAACGATACGCTTAGCGCCTGGCTCTAGTTCGTCAGGTACAAAGCTAATAGTTTCAAACTTACGTCTAGTTCTACTGAATTGCTTCAGCGGATGCTTAAAGGTTTTAAGACCACTACCGTTATCAAAAGCTACAAGCCAGCCGTGGTCGTTCACATGATATATGTGGTTACCAACTTGGTGTTCACCCCAGTCGGTCGTCTCTCTCAATATCTTCATCATCATTCTCAACAACAAAACGAATTCTAGTAGCAGCTTCAGTGACCTGTTCAATGATAGACTGCCGAAGCTTCCACCAAGCATACGCGTATCCACTGTAAAAGAAAACAGCACAAAGTCCTGTTGCAATCAGTGTATGAATTAAAGGGTCCATTTACTTCTCCAGTTCGCTTGCAAAGAACTGAGTGCACAACTTCAACTCTCTACGGTAGGCCTCTTGTTCATGAGGCGATTGGCTATAGTAGCGATCAGTGATATCTTTATCCTTCCACATCTTACGATAAGTAGGATGATATCGCTCTCTCAATTGAAGAGTCGCATACTGTTTAGCGTGAACTAACTCATGACAAAGCACTACAAACAACTGATCAAAAGTCATTGCAGTGTCAAGCTCAATAGTAAACCAAGTAGGGATTCTTTTATTAGATCCAAAGTGCTCATCACTGATCGAACAGTACCCAAGGGCACCATCTTTGTCATACTGACCTTTGACACCAACCACTTCGATCTCAATTTGATGCATTAGTTCTTCAGTACAGAACCTAGACATCACAAAGTCACAGCACCGCCTGATGAGGCCGTGCTGGAACTTCCACGGGACGTTACGAATCGTTACGTGCATTAGATTATTTATCACCCAACGTACGCCAGTAGTAGCCGTCATCAACCATGCAAAGCGTACGATGAGTTTCACGACGTACCTCGTCGCTTAATTGCAACCCATACACTTCAGGATTAATTAATCGACGAATAAACTCAACAGCAATCTCTAAACGCTCTTCTGCGATATCCATTCTAGCTTCGCTCATTGGAAACAAACCCTCTCGTCTTGTTAAGAAACTCTACCAGCTGCTCGCTGTTCTCAAACTTGTGATGGTCAACAAAAGGGATGCCATCAAAGTAATGATCATACAACCAGTCTGCCTTATCCTTAGCAGTCTGCTTGTCACCATAGTAAGAGCGATCATTGCCCAATGAAACCTCAAACACCTCAAACATAATGCGCTACCTTATTGAGACGGTTAGAGACAATGGACACGGCCTCTCGACTGTTACCACCAATGTGCCAACGATAAGCCGAACCAGAACGACTACGACTGCCGTTGTCGTACTCCTTCCAGTCGTAAATGGTCACCGGTGTATCGTCCTCGGTGAGCTCCCACTCAGTCTCGACTTTACCATCGCCACCAGTCTGTAGATCCCAAGAGCACTGAAAGGAAGGCTCGCCAAACACTTCGACGAGCTCATCGTATGATGCCTTGACATAACCTTGCAACGATGTCATATCAATATCTCCCCGGAGCAGCATCACCACACTCATCAGTTTTTAACTTATGAGCAGCTTTAGTTAATGTTTGAAGATTGCTTGGATTATTATTTTTATGATTACCATCTATATGATCGACATCAAACTGTTGGCACGATCTTTTAAGCAGGTGACGTTTAGAATAAGTTTTGCCCAATGCATCGAGGATCGCTTTGGTCTCAGCCATTGCATCAGCCAGTGTTTTACCACTTAGCGCGCACCTTGGCTTCATGTTTTCTCTATAGCAATCTCTTTTCCACTGAGGTCCAACTCTTCCCGATGCCTTCATCATGTGATGGCGAATGCAATGTTTTGACTTACTAACCACATCCAACTTGGTCTTGTAAGCCTGTTTGTTGCATCCAGGCCAGTTACAGGTTTTTCCAGTTGCAGTAAAGTTTATCAAAACACTCATATAGCCAACCCTATCATAGTACCCAAGATCAAACCAAGTACGGCCATGACAATAATGCCTGACAAAATATCCTCGTCAGTTACTTCCAAGACGACTCTGGTATTGTCGTCCACACGTCGTTGATGAACATAGTCCTTATAAGGTCTCATTCTACAATCTCCTTGAAGTCACTAGCAATGAAAGAAGGAGCCTGACTAAACTGGCTCCAGCCAACTGGACGAGCTTGAATGCAGTACTCGTCCCAATCCTCGTTAAAAAAAATGTTGATGATCTTAACGAGCCTACGATTGTACTCATCGCTAAGACCATCAACCAAACGGTACAGCTTACCTACTCTAATATCCTCAACTTGCATTATGCAGCCTCTTGAACGCGTTGAAATGCATCACACAGGGCGTCGTGGTCGACGTCAAGCTCTTCAGCAGCTTCGTCGTAAGCACCATCCCAAGAGATGTAGCCACTACCAAAGGTGTTATTCTCAATTGCAGATCGAACAACGTAGTCGACCCACTGAGCATCGTTGTCACGAGCTTTAAGCTCGGTCTCAAGAGCATCCTTGAGTAGGCGGACAGCTTGTCTAAAGCCGTGCTCAACACCAAGAGCGTAGTTGTAGTCGATAGCTGACTCAGACTCAAACATATCGTCTTGACGGATCTTCTCAAACACCTGAGCGTGAGAATCGAGAAGCAATTGCAAAGTTGAAATATCCATAAAAGTTCCTATCTAATTAATCATTCAATGGGGACATTATCAGGTCTACACGAGCAAAAGTCCAGCTCTAACCTCTTGATTTGACAGGCAAAAAAAACCTCCGTAACTACAAGGAGTTACAGAGGCAAAAAACGCATCTTTTTTTCGGCAATTTGGCCTATTTTGATCCATTTTCTGGATTTCGCTTCTGATCCATGTGCTTGTCATATACGTCATTGAACTCATCATTAATCATGCGGATAAAAATCTTCTTATCCATGCGGTCTAAATCAAGTGGCTCCTCATCAAATGCCTTCCACATCTCGGCACATCGCTCATACAGCTCAGCTACATCATCGCCAAAGGCGACTGCTGGTTCACGTTCATATAGTATGACCCTGTCTTGGTCGTCATAGAATACTTCATGAATGTGATGTGTTGGTGCCTGTGATGGTCGATAACAAAGCCTATAGTTGCGCTTCATACAGCTTGCCCTTGTGTTTTACGATACCTCTACGCGCCTGCTTTTTTCTGTCCGCATGCACTGCTGCCTTGTTAAACTTACGGGCATGCTTAGCTACCAGATTGTTAGTACGCGTCTTCATAAAACTATTTAGTTCAAGCTAGTTGATATTTCCAAGGCTTCCATGAAATAAAAAGCCTCGGGGTCTCTTTTGTTGAGGGATTGTGTCTCCTTCTCAGCAAGATGACGTTCTTCCCATACTGTCATCAGATCAGTACCAAAAGAAGACCTGCACCACACAATGTAAATCATTACAAAATCCTCCTGTATTGTTCAAGAGCTGCTATAACAATCGAAGGATAGTCACCAAGGTAAGTGCCAGCTCGTAAATCATCCTCGGTTGGACAATGGGGGTGTGACTCGTATTTGTCATAATTCTCTAATAAATACACTGCAAGCTGATCAAACTCACCATCAGACATAATGGGGTCGCAACCGTAGTAATAAGCATACGACGCCATCATATACATTGCTACTGGGTTATGCTTCACGATACGTCCTTCTCGCTGACTGACCACTCACGCTCAGGGAACTTCTCTTCTAGCTCACCTTTCAGCTTCTCGGCATCAATACGATCAAAGGCTGTCCACTTGTAGGGTGACTCGCCCTTTCGACCGTCCCACTGACCCTCATAGGTTACTAGATATATTAGAGCATCATGCATTACGCACAACGCTCCATTTCGAGACCAAACAGGTAGTCAGTAGCAAGGTCTCGAGCCTCGTCAATATTGACGTTAATGTCACTACGCTCACAAAAATCAACGTAGTCAGGGACCATCTGAAGGACCTCTTGGTCACCCAGCTCCTCAACCTGGTCGATGCATCGATCAACCATCATATCATACCAAACATTACTCACTCACACTCTCCTCTTCTTCACAAGCGTACTCTGCATACGGACATTCGTTGGTCCGATTAGGCATTTCAACTTCAACATAAACAAACCAAGCTGTTAGTACCAATACAGGTAACAACATTACGCTTCCTCCAACTCTTCTCGCAACACTTGGTTTACCTCTGCGTCAGTAAGACCTACACGCTTCGCCTTCTTAGCGAACCCCAAGCAGTCTTGAGGTCCGATGCCGTGAAGCAGACAGTCTGCCCAGTCACGCAAGTACTCACCAGTTTCACCACGGCTGTACCATGGAGTTTTATTTGTGTTACTCATTACGCTGCCTCCTGTTCTTTTAACATCTTGAGTCTATCTTCAGCCTCTTGCAGTTGCTCGAGCAAATAATCAACACGCTCTTCAGCGTCTACTATTTGCTGTTCCAAACTACTCATTACGCTGCCTCCTTAACGTGAGCATCCAACCAAGCACGGAGCTCGCTAAACATAACAATATCACCATTCACCATCTCATAAGAGACACCATGATGTACTTGCTCACCGTTGTCCAACACGTCATACGCAGTGAACTCCTTAGCGATTTCAGCACGCATGCCAGACATAGGCTGGTTCTCAGTGGTGCGGTTGAAAGAGATACGATCGTCCTTGATCGTACCAAAGTACGGAGCATCCCACTCAGCACAGTGGTCAGACACACGAAAGTCGATGTCATCGACCACAGTCTCACCAACAGAGTACTCCTCAAAGAAGTCGCTCTTGCTAGTGCAAGCAGCCTCAACACGAGCCCACCACTCGGGGTTCATGTTGTCCTCAACAGTACAGTTGAAGATGTAG